ATTACCTAGCCGCTGTCGAGTCTCTAGAGGGTTCGCTAACAATCGAGACCGCGCGGCTTCGCGGTCCAATCGCGCAAGAGGCCGCAAAAAAAGCCGACACCTGTATGGAAACGATTAGATAAGCCTCCGCAGCGCATCACCCTCCTCGCCGTTTCACGCCATTTTTCCATCGAGCGCACCTCTGCGCCCACTCCCTGCCTACGCTCAAATCTGGATGTCCGCAAGTTCCATGACAAAGGAGGTTGCGGAGCGCCAGAGCCGGTAGCGCGGCGAGCTTCTACGGGTAGCTCGCCTAACTGCCGATCGTGAGACGGGCGGCGAAGCGGTGAACGAACTCCAGTCCACATTTTTGAAGATGGCGGCGCCGGCGGCGATGCACTCCGAAGCCGCGACGGGAGTGCCTGCGTCGATAACCATCGCGCAGGCCATTCTCGAATCGGGTTGGGGCTGCACAGGCCTCGCGCGCCGGGCCAACAACTTCTTCGGCATCAAGGCCGCGCATCACGTCGCGCCCGACAGCTACATCGAGATGCCGACGCACGAGGTCGTGAACGGCCGCACGGTTGAAGAAGAAGCGGAGTTCATGAAATACCGCAGCGCCGCCGACAGCTTTACCGCGCACGGCCTGCTGCTGTCGTCGGCATCGCGCTACCAGCCTGCCATGGCGGTGCGCGATAACCCGGCGCAGTTTGCCGTCGCGTTAGAGCAATGCGGCTACTCGACCAATCCCAACTATGCGACCGAACTCATGCGGCTCGTGCGCGAGTTCGACCTGGCGCAATACGACACCGAAGTAAAAACGCAGCCGGCCGCGCCGGCGGAGGTGAAGGCATGAAGAGTTTGAAATATACGGGCACGCGGCTAATGGCCGGCCTGGTGCTCTGCGCAATTACGCTTCTCGCATCGCTGCCCATGACGGGCTGCACGCAGCAACAGAAGATCACTGTCGCACAGGAAATTGTGAACTGGACGCCCGTGTTTATCTCGACGGCCGACACAGTGAACGCGGCGATCGAGGCGCTCGACCCGGCGACGATTCTCATTCTGGGCCCCATCACCGCGGGCATCGACGCTTTCGGTCCGCAGTTTGAGATTGCGGCGCGGGCTTACCTCGCGAATCCGAATCAGACCACGCTGCAGGTGTTGCAAGCCCTGATCGTGCAGATCCAGCAAAACACCAGCGCGGCCCTGCTGGCGGCGGCCAAGATTACCAATCCGGCAAGCCAGGCGAAGGCTACGCAGAACATCAACCTGTTGGCGACGATCGCGAATACTTTGCTGGCTTTGATCCAGAGCATTTCAACCAAGGCGCAGATCGCGGCGATGGCGACGGGGGTGCATGTGACGCTGGCCCAGGTGCGGCCGTACATGGATGAGGCGGCCATGAGCCGAGCTTCGCAGCGCGTCGCCGGCGACCTGGCGTTGAACGAAGTTCCGCCAGTGAATTGGTTCTTCTCCTATGAGGCTCAAGCGGGATTTTAGCGAGATACACCCAGCAGAGAAAACGACCCCAGATTGCCCTGGCGGTAAATGCAACACGCCAGATTAACGGGTGGGAATGATGCCCAACGGCGCGTACCTGGGGAACTCAACCAACCGCGGGGCGTCCGCTACGGCAGACGCCCCGCAAAACAAGCGGAGGCAGCCATGGGAGCTTGCAGTCCGGTCAGCTTTCACAACATCTCGCCTTTGAAATACAAGGCCATCGTGGCGCGGATCCGCGCGCAGGCTGACTCGATCACAGTCAGTGGCAATAGTGGATCGGCACAAGGCCAGAGTCCGCTCGGCCAGTTTGTTGCGAGCTGGACTTACGACGGCACGGCGAACCTGGCCATCACGGTCACGAAGAAGCCGATGTTTGTCACTGAGAATTTCATGACCGCGAAGATGGAGGCGCTGGTGGCCTCGATCAACCTATGACGACGCTCAGAAAATTCGCTGGTCGCCATCTGCTGCTGTGGATTTCGGTCTGGTGGGGATTGTTTTGCGCCTTCGCCCTCTGGGTATCGAGCTGCGGAATGCGGCCGGCCCTGGTCTACGCGCAGGCTGCGGCGACCTATGGCCACAGCGGCGGGATGTCGCTGCCCGATCCACGCGTGACTCCTGGCGCGGTCGATCCCAACGCTGTTGCCGATCTCTCCGGCAAGCCACACATGGTCGCGGGAATAGAGAGGAACATCTGCGCCCATGATTTTCGTACCGGCCCGATCCGCGCCAAGATCGTGAACTTCGCCAAGCTCAAAAGCCGAGCCTGCGCCGAGTATGGTGTGACGAAGTGCGACGCGAGTGTCGAGGGCGATCATCTGATCTCGATCGAGATTGGCGGCTGCCCGGATTGCTTGACGAACATCTGGCCCCAGCCGATGGCTGAGGCCAGGATCAAAGACCACCAGGTGGAGGACGTTTTGCCGAAGGTGGTTTGCGCTGGAAAGATGAGCCTGGCCGACGCCCAGAAATGCATCGCGGGGGACTGGGTGGCTTGCGCCGCCCACCTGGTGGAGGCGAAGTAAAGGCGAAAACGCGCCACGCGGCGCGCTGAGCGGCTGGGAGAAATTGCAGTGGGGGTAGTGGCTGAAATTGAAGTGAACGGGGTCGACGGGGGGTCTGAGGGCCGGGAAAGGGCAAAATTTTGAGCCGGTTCGCTTGGGCGGACCGATTCTTAGGGGTTTTTGGTTTCTTAGGGTTTTGAGGGGGATTTATGGGGAAGATTTGGGCGGCAGTAGTGGTTTGGTTTGAAGGCAAGAAAACCATCCTCGGTGGAGGGCTCGTGATGGCGGCGGCGGTGGCCGGCGTCTGGACGGGAAAACTGGATCCGGCGACGGGTCTCGGAGTGCTCGGTTTCGGTCTCTCGATCGCGGGCATGGGCGCCAAGGCGAATCGCTATCAGGCGCAGCTTCTTAACGGGTTGAAAGCGGTCGCCCAGGTGGCCGGCGACGAGCGCTCGGGAAACGCGGCGCAAGCCGTCGCGGATGCCGAGAGCGCGGCAGTCACCATCGGCTTGACGCTGGTGCCTCCGGTTCCATCTTCGACCCAGGGCGGTGCGGCTCAATGACAAGCCTGGGCCTGAACTCAACTGGCGCGACCAAGGCGGAAGTGGCGCTGGCCTTTCGCGCCGGATGGTTGAAGCATGTCGGCGTGGTGCTCGGAGGCGCGAGCGGCGCGGCAATCGTCCTGGGCGCGTATCAGGTTCTGCGGGCCGAGCCCGAGAAAGCCTTCGCGCTCCTGCAGGCGTGGGGCCCGGTCTTTTTGGTCGCGATCGTCGCCATCTTTATTCTCGGCAAGTTTCTCGACGGCTTGAATTCGACGGTGCGCGAGAGCTTCAGCGTGGTGGCGTCGAGCGTGCAGAACTCGGCCGAGGCCGCGGGACGCACGGCGGATGCCTTGACCAGGCTCGCGGACCAGGGCGGACGCCAGGCTGAGCAGGTGCAGCGGCTGGCGATCTACGCCGCACAGGAGTTTCCGCAGGTGTATGAGCGCTTCGACAGGCAGGACGAAGCGTTGGGTAAGTTGGCTGAGTCGGTGAATGCGATCGCAATTCACCTGCAGGCCAAAGGGGGCAGCGATGGAAGTGGCCGAACGTAAATTGGTCCTGGCGCGCCGGCGCCGCGGCATTATTTTAAAACTCGTTCGCGAGGGGCACGAGAATCAGCTCCCGCGTATGGACGATTTCGAAATGTGGACGATGCTCCTGCAGATGGGGCAGGCCGTGGGCCGCGACCAGGTGGTCACGCTGCTGCAGGATCTGAGCGTGCTCGATTACATCGAGTACAAGTCGAAGATGAACGACATCAGCGGGCGCGTCGAACTGAGCCAGGTCCAGCTCACTGCTTCAGGGTTGCGCTTTGTCACGGCCGGCCGTTCGAACGACGACGTGCTCTTTAACTAACTCTCCGCGCGAAGGGAAGCGATGGCAAAACCGAGACCCAAGACCGGAGAAAAGCGCGCGGTGCGGCAGCCGTTGAAGATCGACAGGCTGCCGCAGGATGTTCGCGACGCCATCCAGGCACTGAAGAATGAACATACCTGGGAAGAGATCGAAGATCTCTCCGCGATGAAGTTTAATCCCAATTGGCTCACACAGGGCGGCGGCTTTGTGGATTGGGATAAGCTGCCGGCGAAGATCTTGGCCTTGTTCCCCGGCCGCAAACTGCCGCACTCGAACCTGCAGCGCTGGTACGATCTGCGTGTGCGCCAGGTGATGGCCGAGACGCTGGCGCGATCGGCACAGGCGCGCGAGCTGGCGGCGGCCTTCACGCAATCGATCGTGAAAGACGGCGACGCGGCGGTGCTCAATGCGGCGCGCGATCAGATCATGTCGATCCTGGCCGAGAGCACGCAGCCCGGTTTGCGCTTCGCCGCGACCAAGCAATTGATCGCCCTGGCCGAGCAGATGCAGTCGCGCCGCGCCAACGACATCAAAGAGCAGAAGGTTAGCATCGACGCGCGCAGAATCAAGATCCTCGAAGATCGCGAGCGCATGACGCGCGAAAAGCTGGACGCCGAAACGCAGCGCGTGGCGAAGAAGGGCACCGGCCAATTCTCGCTCAAGGACATTAACCTGCTGCGCGAGCGCACCTTTGGCCTGCCACCGTTGAAGGCTGAAAGTTGATCACGAAGCGATATGCTCGGCGCACTCAACACGGATGGGTGCTCATTAAAACCACCATCCGTTTCTGGAAATTTAAGATCACTTTTCGTCGATCGAAGTTTCCGAGGGTTAGGTCGGTAAATGGTTAAGGTTCTCGATCGCGAGATAAAGCTCCCGGCCGTATTGCAGATGCGGCCGTACCAGCAGCGCTGGATCGACGACGACACGCGATTCAAGTGCGCGGTGAAGTCAGCGCGTATCGGCTACAGCTTCGCCACGGCGCTTCGGCGCGTGCAGAAGTCCATGCTGATTCCGGGACGCACCACGACGGTCCTCTCGGCGTCGAAGGCGCAGTCGGTTGAATTCGTCGAGACCTGCGCCAAGCTCTGCCAGTTGATGGGCGGCACGGCGCAGAGCGTCGCAGACGAAGACTTCGTCGATGCGCTCGGCCGCATCGAGGCCATCCAAAGCCGGATCAGTTTTCCCAACGGCAGCCGCATCATCGCGCTGCCTGCCAACCCCCGCACGGCGCGCGGCTATCCAGGCGATGCGGTGCTCGACGAGTTCGGGCATCACGAAGACAGCTACGCAATCTTCGCCGCCGTCTTTCGCCAGGTGGCGCTGGGTAACTCGCTTGAAGTGCTGTCGACGCCGAACGGCGAGCAGGGCAAGTTCTACGACATCGCGCGCAATCTTGGGCTCGATCTCGGCGTGGCGCCGGCGCGGCTGCCAGTGATGAAAGATGGATGGTCCGGACACTGGGTCGATGTCTATGCCGCGGTGGCGGAAGGATGCCCGATCGACATCGAGGGCATGCGCCGCGGCTTGAATGACGACGACACATGGAATCAGGAATTCTGCTGCGTGTTCTTGAAGTCGACGGGCGCGTGGCTCACGCTCGATCTGATTGCAAATTGCGAAGACGCCGGCATCGACGCGGAGCTGGCGCATTTGGATGCCAGCTCGCCGACGAACGCGCTCGAAGAGATCGCCGCGAAGATCAAAGCCAACGCGCGCGGGCCGCTGTCGGCTGGCATCGACGTGGGCCGCGATCATGACGCTACCAATCTCTGGCTCGACGAGAAGCTGGGCGACGTTTCTGTTACTCGCCTGGTTACGTGGGTGACCGGCGTCAGTTTCCCGAATCAGTTCCGCATCCTCAATCCCGTCGTCAAGACCACATCGCACACCGCGATCGACAAAACCGGCATGGGTGTGGGTCTCTTCGACTCCTTCGACGAGGCCAACCCTGGCCGCATTCTGGGCGTGAGCTTCGCGGGCACCAATGACAACGGCGTGCGGCTGAAGACAGATCTCGCGATCCGCATCAAGAAGCGCTTCGAACAGATGCGCGTGCGGATTCCCTACGACGGGCGCATTCGCACCGAACTGCAGGCGATCAAACGCCAGGCCACGTCGACCGGCGTGACTTTCGACGCGCCGCGGATCGAGGTGGACACGGCCGTCGCCGGCGGCGTGAAGAAGAAGGTCTTTGCCCACGCCGATGCGTTTTGGGCGAAGGCCCTGGCCGAGCTCGCCGCCGACACCGGAACCTGCGCGCTGGGCATGCAGCAGCCCCAGACCGAATCGACCTGGTCGCAAACGAAAGGGATTCTCTGATGGCAGACGAAGTTTCAAAACAGCCGATTGCTCCCGCGCCGCAAAAGGGCCAGATCGTTACCGACGCGGCCCTTTATCTCACGCAGATCTCGCTCTATCGCAACTCCATTGCCTTCGGCGGCACGCGGAATCCCACCGCCATCTGGGCTGCGATGACGTATAACCAGCCCGAGGCGATGGCTTACTACCGCGAACTCGAAGCCAAAGACGAAGACGTTGCCAACTGCCTCGACACTTTGCGGCTCAGCGTGCTCGAACGCGATCGCAGTGTGGACGCCTTCGACGATTCGGCGCAGGCTCTTGAGGTCCAGACCTTCATCGAGCAGCAGCTCGCACCGCTCGACTTCCACCAGGTGCTCGACTGCATGCTGGACGCGCCCGGCTACGGCTTCAGCGTGCAGGAAATGATGTTCGACGTGAGCGCGGGCCAGGCTTCGCTGATCGAGATCGCCGACTGCCCGCAGGAGCTTTTCCTCTTTGGCAATCGCTACTATCCACAGGTCGGGCCGCTGCAATATCTCGATCAGCCGTGGGCCTCGCAAGGTCAGCCGGTTCCCGAAGACAAATTCATCGTCTTCACCTATCGCAAGCGCGGACGCAATCGCATGGGCCGGCCGCTATTGCAAAGTGTGTTCTGGCCGTCGTGGTTCAAGCGCAACATGCAGCGGCTCTGGGTGCAGTTCGCGGAGAAGGGGCCCGGCACGGCCGTGGTCCGCTACAACGACCCCGATAACCAAGCCGAGATGCAACAGGCGGCCAATATCGCGCAGGCCATCGTCGAGCGCACGGCGATCGCGGTGCCCAAGACCTTCGAATACGACGCGGAGCTGCTCAAGGTTGCACGCTCGCAGAATCCCGATGTCTACATGAAGTTCTTCCAGGCTATGCAGTACTCGATCGCGCGGCGTGTGCTGGGTGAAACGCTGACCAGCTTCGGCAACGAAGGCGGCGGCGGATCGAAGGCCCAGGGCGAAACGCACGCCAACACGCTCGATCAACGTTCGGTCGAGCTTTGCCGGCAACTGGAGTCGGTGATCAATCAGCAGCTCGTGAAGCCGCTGGTGCTCTGGAACTTTGGGCCGAACGCGCCGGTGCCGCAATGGCACTTCGATCTCGAAGAGGCCGAGGATCTCGAAGTCCGGCTCACCATCGACAGCGGCCTGCAGCGCATGGGCAAGAAGTTCAGCATCGGCTATATCGCCGATCGCTACGACGCGCCGCTGGCTGAAGGCGAGAAACCGGACGATGTGATGGTGCCCAACGTGAATGCGCCGGCCGTGGCGCTCCGCGATACTTCGTCGCCGAGCTTTAGCGAAGCGGCCGATCGCTTGAACTACGGTGCTCGCCGTCTCCGCCAGCTAAAGCGCGAGCGCAGAGCTTTTGCTGAAGAGCAGGAAGCCGTGGCGGCTGCCGAGCTGGAAGAGTTCGACAAGCTCTTCGAGGGATTGAGAACCGGCGCGGCCGATCTCTACAAACAGCGCACGAAAGAGATCGTCGAATCAGTTGTGCCTGTCGGCGGAGCGTAGATGGCGCTGCACTTTCACATGATGCCGACGCGCGATCACGCGGTGCAGCAGCGCGTCGGCGACATGCTGGCGAAGCACCTGGCCGCGGCCAATATGCTCGGCCGCGTCCAGGTGGTCAAGCTGGCTGCGCGCAAGGGTCACAAGCTGCCCGTCGCCGCGAGTTCCCGTCATCACCTCCGCTTCGACGAAGACGACATTTATGGCAGCTTCTCGACCGAGCTGCCCAATGATGACGCGGCCGGCTATCTGCGCGACCTCACTCCGGTCACTAAAGAGATCTTCGACGGGCTCAGCTCGCAATACAAGCGAGACGCCTTCACGCTGGCCGGCGCGGCCGACGTGCGGCTGATCGGGAAGATCCGCGACGCTCTGGCCGAGGCCGCGCAAAAAGGCGAGACCAAAGATCAGTTCGAGCTGGCGGTGAAGAAGATCACCGACGATGCCGGCGTGGCGGAGCTGTCGAGCTTCACGCTCGACACCGCATTCAACACGGCGATGCAGAAAGCGTATTCGCTCGGCCGCTACGAGCAGATGCAGGACCAGGCCACGAAGAATGTGTTTCCGTTCTGGCAGTACTGGACGGTGGGCGACGATCGCGTGCGGCCGGAACACGCGGTGCTCGATCAGTTCACGGCGCGCGCCGACGATCCGGTGTGGATGAAGATCTATCCGCCCAATGGATTCAACTGCCGCTGCTCGGTTGTGCCGGTGATGGAAGCGGAAGCGCTCAAGGCCGACAAGGATGCGAATGAACCGGGCTACGCGCGGTTGCCGCTGCTCGCAAAAATACTCGTGCCTCAACCGGGATTCGCGAAGGTGTTTTCGGAATGATTCTCGCCGCCGAACGCGAGTTTGCCATTTTATGCGCGCGGTCAGTTTGGACAGTTTGAAGATGGCAACAATGGCAGGGAAGATCAAGACGGTCGATGGCGTTCCGCTCACCGCGGATAAGTTTGCCTATGTCGGCGATCCGCAGGACATCGAGACCTGGCACCTTCCCCTCGATACGCACCAGCACGTCAATTCCGCACTGGACATGTTCGCGCACACCGATCTGCCGTCGAGCGCCAAGGCGCCCACGGCGCGCAAGATCGTGGCCAAGGCCCGCGAAGAAAATCTCGACACAACCGATTTTGTGAAGAATCACTTGAGTTCGCAGATGCACGGCGAAAACCCACGGCCTTGGTTTGAAATCTTCCGGGCGGGGGACTATTCCAAGGCCGGCAAGGGCGTGATCACGCCCGACGATTTGAAGCGCGTGGTGCGCAACTACGATCCCACGTATCACGAAGCGCCGGAAACACTCGGCCATCGCTCCGACGATCAGCCGGCCTACGGCTGGCTCGATGGGTTGATGGTCGACGGAGATAAGCTGCTGGCGCGTGAGCGTCAGGTCGATCCCAAGTTTGACGAAGCCCGCAAGGCGGGCAAATTCAAGAAACGTTCGGCCGCTTTTTATACCGACGAAAACGGCCGGGTCACAGGTCTTCGGCATCTGGCATGGCTCGGCGCCGGAATTCCCGAGGTCAAAGGTTTGGCGGACGTCGCATTCGACGATCATGGATCGAAGTTCATCACGGTGGACTTCGGGGAGGAAGAAACAGTGGATAAGCCCATCAAGGAACAACTCGCGGAATTCTTCGCTGAACTGTTTAGCGGTAAGAAGACCTCCGCTGAGAAGACATTCGGCGAAGACGAAGTGAAGCGCCTTGCTACCGAGGCTGCAGCCTTAGCTGCTGCGCCGCTGCAGGCGGAGATCGCCACACTCAAGGCGCAGTCTGTGAAGTTTGCGGAGCGCGAAGCGGCTCTGGCTGGCGGCGAAGTGAAGCAGCGCGCCACGGCGGCCGTCGCCCGGCTCAAGACTGCCGGCAAATGGGTTCCCGCCTTCGAGAAGATGGGCCTCGGCCTGGTCTTCGACGAGCTGGCGAAGGTTGAGGCAACCGTCGAGTTCGGCGAGGGCGACGCCAAGAAGAAGATCACTCCTCTCGAAGCGCTGGTGCTCTTCCTCGAAGGGCTGCCGAAGATTGTGCCCGGTGGGCGCGTATTCGAAGGCGGCAAGCCGATGCCGGGCAAAGCTGGCACGGGCGATCCGCTGACCGATGCAGCCAAGGCTTACGAAAAGGAGCACAAGGTCTCGTTCAGCGAAGCGCTCGACAAGGTCTCCGCCGAGCATCCCGAATGGACCGGCGCTGGCGTCGCAACCGGCGGCGCGGTCTAAGTTCCGCGCGGACGCGCTCTGACTCGCGCGTTCGGCTAAGCCGGGCTAGCGAGCGCCCGGCAGCTTTTTGAAACTTGAGCCCCAGGAGGGCATGACATGTCGAACATCAATGTCGAAAACAAATACCCGAAGGGGCCGCAGGAAAAGGAAAGCCTGCTGGCAGCTTCTGTCACTGGCTACACGCGCGGCTTGCTCGTCGCTTACGGCGCCGATCAGTATCATGCCGCGCTACCCACGGTTGCCGGACAGACTGGCGTGATCGGTGTGATCGAAGAGGATCAGACGGTGGCAGTGAATGCCACGACGCCCACGGTGCCAATTTCGATCATCTCGCGCGGCGAGGCCGTGGCTGTTGTGGGCATTGCTGGCATCACCGCCGGGATGGCGCTGACCAACGATGCGTCGGGCCGCGTAATTCCCGCGGGGCCAGGGCAGCCGGTTGTAGCTGTCGCGCTCGATACCAATCCCAATGTTGGCGATTTCATCTGCGTCACGATGACCCCTCCTTCTTCGCGCCAGCTAGGCGATGCTGTCACGCATTACGTCGCGGCGGGCGCAATCCCAGTGGCGACGGGCTCGGCCGGACTCGGCTCGGGCGCGGCAATCGCGATGACCTTGGCGCAGCCTACCGCGGCGCAGGACGGAACCAACATCTTTATCACGGCGGAAACGTCGCACGCGCACACGGTAACCTTCGCCGCGAACGGCGTGAACGGCAACAAGCATATCTTTACCTTCGCGTCGCAGGGTGACTACGCCGAGATCGAGGCGATGGCGACGGTCTGGAATGTCCGCGGCATGGGCGGCGGAACGACGCTCACCTAAGTCTGGGCAATAACCTGGCGCGCGGCTAAACAGCCCGCGCCAGGCGTAATACGAAGAGAGTTTTTAAGTTTGGCCGCGACGCGCGGCAGGAGGAAGTCCGATGGGCGGTTTCGCACCACTGATGCCGGCGGGGGCACTGAATGTAGCCCTGTCCAACTTTGCCAAAGAGTTCTCCAACAACGCGCTGGTAGGCGACTACTTCGCGCCCAAGGTGCCTGTGGCGCGCCAGAGTTTCCAGTACGTGGTGTGGAACCGCGACGATTTCCGTGTTCCCGGCTCCACGCTTCGCGCGCCCGGCGACCGGCCCACCAGCACGCGGCGCAGCTACTCGACCGCGCCGTATATGTGCGCGTCGCACGCTCTTGAGAGCTTCGTGCCCTTCGAGTCTGAAACCTATGGCCTCGGCCTGGGATTCTCGACCAAGAAGCAGATGACGAAGCAGCTCATCGCGCAGATCCATCTCGACCGCGAGGTGCGGATCGCGAACATGCTGATGAGCACCAGCAACTATCCGAACGGCGTGAGCCTGGTGACAGCCACACAGTTCGACAACTATCCAGCGACGCCCGAGACGGGCACTGGCTCGCACCCGGTCGTCTTCATCGAGCAGTACAAGTCTGTGCTGCGCCAGGCCGGCATCCAGGATTCGGATATGGTTCTGCTGATCTCCGATCCGGTGGCCCTGGTCCTGCGCAACCACCCCGACACTATCGACCGCTTCAAGTTCACCAACGCCGGCGGCATCATCACCAACGAGATGCTGAGCCAGCTCTTCGGCGTCAAGGTGATCGTGGGTAGCGCGATCTCGCTCGACAAGGGAAACAACGCGTCGTGGGTTTGGGGCAACAACTGCTTCCTGGGCTACGCGCAGCAGGCGCCCACGCAGGAAGACGTCTCCTGCGCCAAGACCTTCACCTGGACCGGGGGCACCACTGATGCCGGCGTGATTCCAGGGCCTCCTTCGACGGTCGACGGCTACGGCGTTCTCGAATGGATCGAGCCGCACTTGTCGGAGAAGAAGTACTGGCAGTCGGTGGACTGGTATTACGATCTGCGCCCCACGGCGCCCGAAGCCGGCATCCCGATCCTGAACTGCCTCGGCACTTATCCGCCGGTCGCGATGGGCACCATCTCTAGCGACGTGGAGGGCTAAGCGCTCCGCAACGAACCCGAGGGGCGCGCCGCTTAGCAGCGCGCCCCTTTCTACAAACTGGTGAATTCTGCAACACGGGAGAAGATGATGGCCAACAATCAACCTGCCGCCAAGGCAACGAAGTCCTACAAGGTAACTGGCAACATTCTTGCCGCCGCACCCGTCGCGGCCGATGCCGACAAGGGCACCCGGCGCCTGCACGCTTTCAAGCTGCACCGCCCCGGATCCACGATCGAGCTCGACGAGACGGACGCCGCCCAGCAGGCTGCGATCGGCCACATCGACGCGCCCGAGCTGGTGAAGAAGGCGAAAGCCGCAAAGTAGTTCCGGAGAGCGATGGCCTACGCCGCACAAACCGACCTGGTCCCGCTGCGCATCACGCAGACCGAGCTTACGCAGCTCACGGTCGACGTGCCCAGCGGGAACCCCGCGACCGATGCCGCCGTTACGGCGTCGATCGCGTCGGCTGTGCTTGAAGAGGCCAGCGGGACTGTCGATTCCTATTGCCGCGCGCGCTACATCACGCCCCTGCAGCCCTCCGACATGGTTACGGCGCGCACGCTCGACATCGCGGTCTACTTGCTCTTCAGCCGGCGGCGCGGCGGCCTGCAGCCCACAGAACTGGTGCGGCAGCGCTACGAGGATGCGATCGCGTTTTTGAAGGACGTGGCCGCGTGCAAAGCGTCGCTCGATCAGCCGGCCACGCAGCAGACGCCGCAAGGCTCGACGGCCGGCCCGCAGATCTCCGATCGCGACCATCATCTGCGTTTTAAGGATCATCACATCGAGGGGTTCGTGTAGTGGCGATCGTCATCCAATCCGATGCCTCGAATGTGACGGTCTCGCTGAGCCGGTTCAAGCTCTCGCTGGGCGCGCGCGACGAACTCATGCGTATCATCGGCATCGGCCAGCTCCAAAGCGTGTATAAGACCTTTGCGGAAGAGGGCAGCCCTGCCGGCTCGTGGCCTCCGTTGAGCCCAGCGTCGTTGAGTTGGCATCGGTATTCCGCTGGCCACAAGTTACTGATAGGAGCAACTGGCCTGGTGCGCAGCTCTGTTACCGCGACAACTCAAGGGAACTCGGAGATCATCGGCACGGGTTATCGTATCGCGGCGATCCAATTTGCGGGTTTCGATGGCGATCAAAGTGTGAAGTCCTACAGCTACACGCGCCGCCAGCGCAGCCGCGACGCCTTCGGCAAAGAGCGCATCACCAACAAGCTCGGCCGCTCGCAGACTGTGATACGCAAGACGCTGAGCGGGATTACGACGGTAAATGTCCGCGCCTTCACGCGGCACATTCGCATCCCTGCCAGAAATCCTCTCGTCTTTCGCCCCGAAGATCCGGCGCGAATCGAGGCTGAAGTTGAAGAGTACGTCAAGACCTCGGCCGCGCAGGCCGGCCTGGAGGCGAAATAATGGGCACCGCCTCTATGTTTCTGCCCGGCGATACGCAGAGCGCGCTGCAGGCGCTGCTGGCGAATGCTGAGATCACGATGAACGGCGTGCCATTAAGTGTGGGTTCGGTGGGCGATTTGAACACCGATGAAGATGGCGAGTTGATTTTCGACCCTCCTTGCGCGCGCACTTTCTTTGTGACCACGGATTACGGCCAGACTCACGACAACCTGGCCCTGGCCTACGACGACAGCTCGCACGAGATCGACATCTGGTGCGCTGCCGAGAATCTGCGTTCGCTCGAAGCGCAGCGGCTCGATACGTTAACCCTGGTCGCGCAGATCCTGCCCGTAGTGGCCGGCGCGCGCCTCCTGTTACCCGATGGCAGCACGACGGAGCCGGTACGGCTCAGGAACATCGTGGGCAGCCTGCAGGGGCGCCAGGGGGCGCCGGTAACCACCGTGTACACCATCAAGGTGCAGGTGCCAGGAATCGCGCAGTTCCCGCCGCATGCGGGTGAGTGATGAGAAAGGCCCGAGGTAAAGCGATGAACAAAGCACGTCCCGATTTCGCCACCATCCAGCTCAGCAACGCCGGCAAGCGCATGGCCGGCGAGCACGGCGTGATTCATTGGGCGAACGGCCGCCGCCACTTTACGTTCGTCGCTGGCGAAAAGCAGGAAGTGGAACGCTCTTACGAGTGGAATCACCTGCTGCGCCACGAAGTTTTTGAAGGACAACCGATTTTGGAAGAGGTTCCCGAAGAGGATGGCGAGCTGCCATTGGCGCTCAAGACTCTCCTCGACGCCGAGCCGGGAGAAGGTGACTGATGGCTGGACCGTATAACTTCGAATCGCAAAAAGTATCCGCGCGCAACCTGGTGCTCACCGCGAACAAGCAAGCCGCCGCGGGCACGGCTGTTGCGTCGGCCGACATGCTGCGCCGCCAGAAGTTCGACGGCTCTTCGATCTTCGAGCTAAAGCAGACGCGCTACAGCGACAAGAACCTCTCCGGCAAAGGAACCGAGTTTGCGACCCAGGGACTGCTCACCGCGTGGGAGACCTCGGGCGGCTTCAAGGGCGATCTCGACGACTACATGGCCGGATGGATTATGGCCTTCCTGATGGGCAAGGACGTGGTGACGGGCGCTGGCCCCTACACGCACACCATCACCTTCGACGAGACCACCACGCAAGCGCCCATGACCTCGATCTATCTGGCCGACACTAACGACGTGCTGTGGACGCTGATCGACATGGGCGTGGTCGACGTGACCATCACGATTCCGGCGCGCGGGCCGCTGACTTTTCAAATCAACTTTATCGGCACCGGCCACTATACCTATGGTGCCATCACATCGCTGCCGGCGCTGCCGGCGTCTTACTCTTATCTGCTCGGTTCCGATTGCGTCTTCTCGATCGGGCCGAATGGCGCGACGGTGAGCAAAGTCGGCCGACACATGTCGACGACCATCAAGATCTCGACCGGCGCCGTGAATCACACCGCGCCTGGTCTCGGGCTTTATGGCGCGTTCATCCGCACCGGCCTGCGCAAGGTGAGCTTCCAAACTACCATCGCGGCCACCAGCGCCGACGATGTCTTCACGCTGCTGCGCGCGAACACGCTGCAGGAAGTGAACTGGACGACGACATCCGGCACGTCCATCCTGGCGCTCGACATGCCGAATGTGCAGCTCAAGGCCGCCAAGATCGGCACCAGCGGCAACATGGTGGTCTGGCAGATCGAGGCCGACGAAAACTCGATCTTTAACACCGGCGGTACCGGCGTGCTGAACGCGACGGTCACCAACTCGCAGGCCACCGCATATCTGGTGGGCGCGTAAGAATTCTCCTTCCGGAGCGCTGGCAGCTTTGGCGCTCCGGTTCTTTGATGTAACGGCTGCGGACTACGGCGGCCGATTCGAAGCAACGCAATGGCTACGCGGGCTTCGGGCAGTGCAGGGTTCTCCACCCTGGGACGGCAACAAAAAATCCCACACAAAAAGGATGGAGCACCATGTCTGAATGTTTGCAATCCACCGAAGCATTGCCTGAGCCGATCAACCTGCCGGCTCCAACACTCGAACCCAGGCGGCCGCTGAAAGAGCGCGGCAACTTCAACTTCGTCGATCTCGCGCTCCCGCGCAAGATCGTTGTGCGGCAAGGCGCAAACCTCTCCGCTTACCTCATCGAGCGCATTCCGCAAAGCGTCTGGTTCAAGTACTTCGACGGCATCACGTCGACGGCCGAGCGCGAAGGCAAACAGGTTGTGCAGCGCGTCGACACGAGCAGCGCCGGCGTCGAGCTGGTCGACGAACTGCTGAGCGCGCGTGGCACATCTCAACCTGTGCCGCTCGCGCACAAGCTGGCCGTGGCCAACGTGCTCACCTCCGCTTATGTTCCGGCGAAGGACGACGCGCTCGACGCTGATCTCTCGCCCGAAGCCGTGCGGCTGCACTGCATCTGGTCCGCGGGCGACGGCGATGCCATGCGGCGCTACAAGAACCTGGTGCACTGGTTCGAGACGCCCACAGCCGAGCAGAATCGCCGTTACCGCCGCGACGACAGCCGGGCGCAGATCATCGGCGGCTCGCGCAAGGGCACCACAGTCTTTCACGGCGCGCAGCGCGCCCTGGCCGCGCTTTACGACGATCTGATTGTGAGCGTGGCCGGCTACGCGGTGAACGGCGTGGCGCTTGAGGGCCGCGGGGCCATTGCACAACACATGGACACCTACCACAAGGTGGCTGCGGTGGCGCAGCTTTTCGCGGCGGCCGACGTCGTGATCGAAGACGACGAAGAGGAATAAATGGCGATTGACGTAACACGGGACGGGGAAGGCTTGCGCATCGCTCTCAGCGAGATGCTGGAGCGGGGCTTCGCCCAGTCGCGCATCACACATTCACTCGACGACGCCGACGAGAGCGGCGGCGAGAGGATGTTTGGCTCGCTGCCGCCGCTCACGCTCTCGCCCGGCTACTACCGGCGCGCCGAGTATCTGCTCTGGCTCGAAAAGTGTAAGAACGCGGGCTTGATGACAAGCGGATTCACGCTGGCCGAAGCCGATGGTCTGCTGGCGGTGGCCGAGGCGCGCGGCCAGTTCGAGCGCAACCATCCACCCTGCGGCATCTGCGGGGCGCTGCAGGAGACGCCGTTTGCGACGAGCTGCTGCAAATGCGGCACGGAATTCGCGCGGAGGGCCGCGTAGATGGGCAACCTCGTACCAATCACGATCACGGTCACCGACGCCAACGCGTCGGAGGCGGTCGAACAGATCGTTACGAAGTTCAACGTCCTCGGGCCGGCTGGCACAGCCGCGGGAGCCGAGGCCAGCGCAGGACTCGACCAGGTGGCCGAGCACGCTATCAGCTCGCGGGAGCAGGTGAGGCTGCTGAGCGAAGATCTTGGCTTGCGCGTTCCGCGCGCCATGCAGAACGTGATCGCCAACAGCCAGATGATGAGCGCGGCTATCGGGGCCATCGGGCCGGCGCTGATCGGCCTCGGCGCGGTGGACATCCTCGCCCACATGGCCGAGGGCGCTTACAACCTCTACGAAAAATACATCGACATCAACGCCGCGCAGGCTGAGTTTTTGAAGAACCTCGACGAAGCCCGCGACAAAGATTTCGTCAACGTGCACTCGATTGAAACCGCGCGGATGCGCATCGACCAGGCCACGCAATCCATGACCACCTGGAACACCGCGGCGAAGGAAATGTCGAAAGGCGGCTGGACGGATCTGCTGGAATCGCTTTCGAACCCGCAGGCGATGGGACCCGCGATCGCTGAGCTGATGAGTGCGCGCAAAATGTCGGATCTGTCGGCGCATTCCGCTGGGCAAACGCAGGAGCTTTCCCCCGCAGAACAAAACCTCCTTCATCAACAGAATATGGCTCAGATTGAGGCGGACCATGCGGCCGATTCCGAGCTGAAGGGTCAAGCGAAGATCACCGCCGAGTTGAACAAACAGCTCGAAATCAACAAAGAAAAACAGCGCTACACGATGATCGAAGAAGGCGAGCGCGGCAATCCCTTTGCGCGCGACGCTGGGAAAGGGATGGAGGGTATCGAGGACGCGAACGCTCGTGCGAAAGCGCACGCGGAAGAGATCGCCCTGCAGCGCGACCAGACGAATCAAATCATCCAAATGCAAAACGAGGCGACAAACGCCGGCCTCGCGGGAAACGCGCTGCGCGCAGCGCAAGAACAAGAAGAAATTGATGCGATCACGCGGAAGTTTCAAGAGGGCGAGATCTCGAAGAGAACCGAGCTAGCTGAGACCGCGGCCACCGAACAGAAATTCGCCGCGCAGGCGCTTAAGCTGCAAGAGGAGCTCGACGCGCAGACAAAACACCTGGCCGACGAGGCCGCACAAGCAGGCTTGAAGGGCGTGCCTCTAATCGAAGCCCAGTTTAAAACACAGTTGGACGCAATCAACGACGCTGAGAAAAAGGCTGTCGGGCCCGGGGGCATTGAGACTGCCGGGCAATCGGCTGACTTCAACTCGCAACGGCGATCTGCAGAGCAAATATCCGATCAGAAAATCATCGAATCGCGCCAGCAGTTCACTGAGCAAATCCGCGCGCTGACCGAATCCTCTGACAGTTTTGAAATGCAAGGTTACGCGCGGATCGAGAACGAAACGCGCCGGCATCTTGAGGCGCTTTCAAAGGATTACGAAGCCCAGTATGGCGCGGATCAAAGTACTTGGGCGGGCTATCAGGCAACAAAAGAGCAGATTCTCGAAGGTGCTGATCGTGCGATGCAGCAATTGCACCAACGAACCATGGAGCAGATTTCAAAAGAAGAAGAGCAGGCCGCGCGGTTAGGCCTTGCGCCCTGGAAGCAAGCCGAGATGGCAATCGTTGATGAGTACGACGATCGCGTTCGCAAAATCCAGGAGGACGTGCGCTTCCTTGTGATGACTGAGCAGGATGGCGCACAAGCTGTGACCGCAGCTTGGGCGACGGCAAATGCGCAGATGCAGCGCAGCGAGGAAGAGACCCGCGACAAGATGGCGCAGGGGCTGCAGAGCATGTTCAAAAATCCCGCGCAGTTCTTCGAAAAGCGGGCGATGGACACGGCCTTTCAGATGATGGCCAACGAGATGCTCTCGACGTTCAAAAGCAGCAGCCCCGCGGGCGGCATCATGCAATATCTCTTCGGCATGGGCCCGCAGATGAGCACCAGCACGAATCCCATGACCGCGCTGGAATCTGCGATTGGGATGGGCGGTCATGGGCACGCTGGGCTTTCGACGAGCACGGCGACCAACCCGTCGATGGTGCAGTTTCAGCAGGGATCGACAACGCTGCTGACCGCAAGCCATGCGCTGATGAGCGCTGCCACCAGGCTGCAATCGATTGGCGGCGGCGTGGGGAGCGGCGGCCTCGGCATGGGAGGCGTTGGATCTTCACTGTCAGGGATGGCGGGCGTGAGCACCGCGACCGGCAGCGGACTCGACACATCGTCGATGGGCGGCTCGGGCGTGATGTCCGGACTCTCCGGCGCGTCGAGCGCACTCTCAGGTCTCGGCGCTTTTGGCAACGCGATGGCGATCCCCGGCGCGGCTGGGCAAAGCACGCCGAACGATTTTTCAGAAGGATTGCTTGGCGGCGCTTCGAGTGGAGTTGGCGCGGGAGTGGGAGCCACTGCATCGAGCGGAGCGTCTCCGCTGAGCGCGGCATCGGGCATCGTTGGTGGCGGCTTGATGGGCGCGACAAGTATCTTCTCTGCCTACCAGAATTCCAATCCACTTGCCGGACTGATGGGCGGCGCGATGGGCGGCATGGAAGCTGGCGCGGCGCTTGGCAGCATTATTCCAGGGCTGGGCACGATGGTGGGCGGCGCGATCGGCGCGATCGCGGGTGGGATCGGTGGCCTTTTTGCAGGGATCTTCGGCGACCAGGGGCGCAGCCAGGCCCAGAGCCTCGACGTGAATCAGATCCAGCCCGCGCTGGCAAAGGACGTGCAGGACTACGAGGCTGGCCGCGCTGGCTATAGCACTGCGGCCAGCCAGCTCAATGCCATGCTGATCTCCGCGCAGAACTCTACGAACTCGATGGGCAGCGGCGCGCGCGCTTACTTCACCAGCAACATCCAGCCCGAGATCAACGCGGTGCTCTCGTCATTCCAAAAGCAGGAGATTGGCGGTCGGTCCGCGATTACGCTTTCAGGCGCGCAATACCACAGCGGCGGTTGGACTGGCGACTTCGGAGATCTCGCCACCAGCGACACGGAAGGCTTTGTGCACGCGATGCAAAACGAGTTCATCGTGAACCCGATGG